GACCAAAAAGGGGAGTCCTTTCGGGCTCCCCATTTCATTATCTACTATTCTATATTAGAACTTGAAGGTTGCGCCGACTGTCAACTCTTCTCGTGCTTTGTCATTGAAGTCCCATGCAGTTTCAAGCGACAATTCCATATTGCCTTGCAACTGATGTGTTACTTCCAATGTCAATGCTGGATACGAACCCTCATCCAGTGAATTCATCAATGTAAAGTTGTCATCTGCAACAGAATCCCATACAGACAGGTCAGTGCTTGCTGTGAAAGCAGTCTCGCCCATTGTGTATGTTGCTTCTGGTGTCAGTACGACTGTGAATTGTTCTGCATCAACTTTGTATTGTGATGCAACTTCTCCACCGAAAGACAATCCGTTTTCGGCAAGAACAGGTGTACTTGCAACTGCGATTGCAGCTGCAACGAATGTTGCTAGTTTCATTTTTGTGAAATCCTTTTTCTACTACTACGCATAATCCTATATGCGAATAATACTTATTTATCACATCATTATTTTTTAAATACTTCTCAAAAGAAATGCATTCTGATGTTTCGTTGCAACAGTATAAATACATGAAAGAGGATAATGCATGGAACAACAACTTTCATATTTTGCTGGCCGTGACGGATTCATCTGGTGGATTGGTGTCGTAGAAGATAGAGGCGACCCTATGGCACTAGGTAGAGTTCGTGTTCGTGTATTCGGATACCATACGGAAGATAAGACAAAACTACCCACAGGTGATTTGCCGTGGGCGTTCTGTATTCAACCAGCAAACTCTGCTTCGTCTGGTGGTATTGGTACATCTCCCACTGGCCCGATTGAAGGTACATGGGTAATTGGGTTCTGGCGTGATCCAGACTTTATGCAAGAACCTATGGTGTTCGGTACATTGCCTGGCAAGATTAATACATCTGCTGCACCACAAGGTGGAGCTCCATTTGATTACTCTCCAGACCAAACACCACCACCTCCAGCAGTTGAAAGAGTTTCGATTATTGCGGATGGAACAACGACAGAGTTTAATACTCCTGTCCCTACAACTGATGCAACGGTTCTTGTAAGAAGAGATGGGGAGTCTGATGTTCCAACCAACCGTCCACCCGAATCACCAATCAATACGGAAACTGCTGCACCAGAATTCTCTGGTGGAAGAACATATACAGCAGAGGACTTTGGTAGGTCACGTTATGGTAACAGAACTGCAGCTGCACTGAATAGTCTCCTTCCATACTTGCGTGACAGATGGGCAAACGGTATTCTTAAATTCTTGAATGACAATCCAGACTATGATTGTAGTATCGGATATGGATATCGTTCTCTTGCAGAACAAAGACGACTCTATGATGATTATCGTTCGGGCAGAACATCAAGCAGAGCTGCAAGGCCAGGTTCGTCATGGCACAACTATGCATGTGCGATAGACTTTCAAATCTTTCTTCCTGACGGAAGATATGATACAGGAACAAGTGGAAACAATTATACAGGTATCGCACGAGCTGCTCTGAATGGATTTAAATTGAAGAATGATATTCCAAATGACGTTGGACACTTTTACCCTGCTGAATTTACACAAGCGCCTCCTGCTGCGGTTAAGAATGGTTCGCAAAGTATCAAAGAGTACGCAGAGGCTAAAGGGATTAATACAGAGGTAACATAATGGCATATAGAATTGAAGAAAACAAAATCATATTTGATGAACCACCAAGATCAGGTGAAGAGATTGAGGTAACAGTTTCTACGCAACAAACTCTGAATGGTTTCTCTGACCCTCGTTCCTATTATCCTCGCCGAGTGAATGAGGTAGATACAAATAGACTTGCGGTAAATGATCTTTCCAAGCAACATCCAGTGGTTAACTTTAAGAGGTCACGAGTAGATGACTTGACAGGAGAACCAAAGACTCCTTACAATGCACAGTATCCCTTCAATCATGTAAGGGAAACTGAGAGTGGACATATTCAAGAGTTTGATGATACCCCTGGCCATGAACGGATACACGAGTATCATCGTAGTGGAACATTCTATGAGGTACATCCAGACGGCACTAAGGTTACAAAGATTGTTGGTGAGGACTATGAGATTGTTCACAAGAACAAGAAGGTTCGTGTTCGTGGTAACGTAGAATTATATGTTGACGGTAACACCAATCTCTATGTGCGTGGCTCTGTCAACGGACAAGTAGATGAGGATATGACTTGGAATGTCGGAAGGAACATCACGTTCCATGCAGGCAAGAACATTCGGATGTACTCAAATGAATCTACGGAAATTACTGCACAACAGAATATTACCGCAACTGCTGTTTCAGATATGAAGTTGCAGACACAGGCAGACTTTACTATCAACGTAGACGGAGATTACAAAACAAACATCAAAGGGAATACGGATATCATTGGTGACGGATATGGTGTCTATATGTTTGGTGATGATATTAACTTCATCACTGATACGCATATGGATATTAACGCAGGCACCACAATGAACATTACATCTAATAGTGCAATGGACTTGGTTGGTTCCACCATTGACTTCAACAAGGCAGGAAGAGCAGCAGCATCTGCAATCTCTGCTCCTGATATTGAGTTCAAAGACTCTCGTGGGTTTGCGACATATGAAGAGGGTGAGGATATTACCGCACCACCAGAAGCGATTGTGCTTGATCCAAAAGCAAGAGTTGTTCTTCCTGATGTGGAAACCTTTATGGGTGATGATGATGTTGACAAGAGTGTTGATGATCTGAAGGCTGCGGTAACTAGGGGCGAGTTCCTACCCACAACATTCTCTGATTACTCTTACAATGCACTTGAAGGTAGATACAATACGGAAAGTGCTGCGAGAAGATTGATTGCACAGCCACGAGTTCCAGATGATATATCTGAACACGGTGCAGAGACAGGACAAAATCCAAATGTCTCTGGTGCAGAAGCAGGGAATACTAATGTGACAGGAGTAGATCAAGTCACACTAACTGACGGTTCTATTGATTATAATCTGCAACTATCTACGCACTTCAAGTTGGGAGACTTGTCTAAGAATGCTGTATTTGGACACAGGATTAGAGCGCAACATGGATTAGAGGTGGAGGATATTATCAACAACCTTAAAGTGGTTGCAGTTAATGTTCTTGATCCAATCAAAGAACAGTATCCAAATATGTTTATTACCTCTGGTTTCCGTCCAGCAAGTGGAACGTCCCAACACGAAAGAGGACAAGCTTGCGACATGCAGTTCAGTGGGGTTGCACGTTCAGAGTATTATGATATTGCTCTTTGGGTTCGTGAAAACATTCCACACGATCAGTTCCTATTGGAGTATCAGTCTGGCGGTTCTGGAAATCCTTGGTTACATATTTCATGTAAAGAGAGTGGCAATAGAAACCAAGTTGCAACATTCTACAACCATAGCACATACAGAGAGTATGGTAATCTGTATCAGATTTATGGATAAAAATAATGCCTGAAGTAACAAGAGTTGGATTGGATAGTCACATAGGACACGCAAGCCCTACACCCAATCCATTTCACCAAACCGCATATGCAACTGGTTCGCCAGATGTGTTTTGTGATGGTGCAAAGGTTGTACGGATTGGTGACACAACTTCTTGTGGAGATCCAGCAGTTGGTGGCAGCGCAACTGTTTTTGCAAATGGTATAGGCGTTCATAGAAAAGGAGATGCAACTGGTGGGCATGCTTCTTGGGTTCCAAATGCATCAGCGTCTGGTTCCCCTACAGTATCCGCTGGTGGATAAATCTATTAAGAGAGAGAACAAATGAAAGAATTAAAAATAAACGAATATGATGTTAGACTGTTGAAAGCAGTTGATGGTGATACTGTTGATGTAGACATTGACTTAGGATTTAATATGTGGTTGCGTGATGAACGTGTTCGTATCATGGGCATCGACACACCAGAGTCTAGAACTTCGGACAAGGTTGAGAAACTATTCGGTAAGGCTGCAAAGGCAAGACTAAAAGAACTGCTGACAGAAGGTGGTGTTCTCGTAACAACTGAAGAAAAGAACGGTGAGGACATGCGTGGTAAGTTCGGACGTATCCTTGGAGACTTTAAGATTCCAGATGGTAGACTTGTCACAGAGGTTCTTGCAAAAGAAGGGCATTGTGTTCCATACTTTGGTGGAAGTAAAGATGATGTTCAAGCACAACACATGGCTAACAGAGAAAGACTTCTTGCAGAAGGTGTAGTATCTCGTGAAGAATATGATAAGGCTGTTAAGTTGATGGAAGGCAAGTAAGTTCTCAACTTGCGTTATAAATACAAATAAGGAGAATTAAATGGCTGTCAATCCCACTGCTTTTAGAGATGCAGAAGCAACAAACAATTCAGATAGAAATGCTCAGGTTTTTTCAGACTTGAACCTTAACTTTGTTGCTCATCCTCTAACTGGTGACATTACAAAACTCACCAACATCGAAGCGGTGAAGAGAAGTGTTCGCAATCTTATCAATACGAATTTTTATGAAAGACCATTTCATCCAGAGATTGGTTCAAATGTTCGTGCAGTATTGTTTGAACCAGTTAGCCCAATTGTAGAGGACATTCTTTCAAGACACATAAGAGATGTAATTGAAAACTTTGAACCAAGAGTGGAACTTATTAATATCAATTCAAAAGCAAACGTAGATGAAAATGCTTATAACGTGACAATAGAATTTTTTGTTCAAAACTCTCCATCAGGTGTCCAGACAGTAAACCTATTTCTAGAGAGATTAAGATAAGATGGCACATCAGGCAAAACTACAAGTTACCGAATTAGATTTCGACCATATTAAGAATAACTTAAAAACCTACATGAAGGGTCAGTCTGAGTTTGCTGACTATAACTTTGAAGGTTCTGGTTTATCTGCACTCATTGATGTGTTAGCATACAACACGCACTACCTTGCGATGAATGCTAACTTTGCTGCAAACGAAATGTTCTTGGACTCTGCAACTACTCGTGGTGCAGTTGTTTCCAAAGCAAAAGAGTTGGGATACACTCCACGCTCTGCACGAGCTCCAG